TGACAGAAATCTGTTTATCGTCAACTGTGACTCTTTTAAAGTTTTTAGCAATACTTGCTGCTACTCTGCCTGCTAAATCTTTTCCTTTGATTTCTGATTGTTCAATATCTTCATCATCAAAAACAATGCAGATGAATTCGTAAGGAGTTTCTAACTCTATTTTATGAGATAATGTTCCATCTACTACAGGGGTTGTTTCGTGTTCAAATATTCCTATGCACGGTTCAATCAAATCCTTGTCGAACTGATAGGATGGAATGAATGTGTTTACATCTTCCAATATGCCATCTTCAACCATTTCTGCAGTAATGCAATTCTTCATTAATTGAGTTACTAATGCTGGACCTTCTATAATATTCATCATTCTAATGTCCTCCTTGCAGCGATTACGGCAAGTTTACTCACTGATTTTGCAATATCGTTTGCACCTCTTTCAACAAAATGTTGACCAGGTTGACCTCTAACGCTTTGAGTGAATACTTCTTCACCAGCTAAAGGTATTCCACCAACCCAGAAATGCAACACTTTAGCATGAATTGGTCGGATTGGAGTTCCTCTCCCATAGATTCCAGTACCATCATTCACATATGGCAAGTAAGGCATCTTGTTAGTGATTGTTCTACTGTTTTCAGTTTTATCTGAAACTCTGTAGGATTTAGCACCTCTGCCTGTGAATCCTCTTGGGGTTACTGCTTCCATTTGCAGTACACCGTCCTTGGCTACTAAATCTAACAATTCTTCTTTGAACCTTTCACCTTTCGGTGTCAGTAATATTTCGTTTAAAACTTTGATTTTTACTTTCACCAAACAGATCATCCCCATTCATATTTTAAAAACAGCTACTCGAGATGATTTCTTGAAAGGTTTCAAATCTTCCTTTAGGTCATCAGTGAATATTTCACTTGAAAAAATAGTCATAGAAAAGTCATTTACCTTTTTAATAGGATTTTCTTTCCTTGCATATTTGAATGCAATGATATTTGCTACAAGCCTTATGCAAACATTTTTTACTGCTACTGGAACTTGAACAGGGATAGTAGTGTTGTTTTCAACATCTACTATCGGATTCCAGTTCCTCTTACAGTAACTGTTGATAAGGCCTTCAGCTTGGGAAATCCATTCTTGAATGAGCGCATCAAATGCAGTTTCATCATCCTTGAATTGACTTCCTAATCGTTCTGGTCTTACACCAGACATGTTTTTGACATCATCAACTGTACAGTAAGACATTGTAATAACCTTTTAAAAATTTAAATTATTCATCAATCTTATCCACTAGGGATTCTCAGTTCCTGACCCTTGTTCTTCTGAACCTTGGGTTGCTGCGGTCATTTGAATTGCAAGAGAATCAGTTTCTACAGTGACTTCTAAGTCTTCTGCTCCAGTGTAATTCTCATATCCTTCACATGATGCAGTGACAACATAAGTTCCTAATGGCACGTTACTTAATGTACATCCCCCAGCGCTACCGGATGTTCCTGTGAATGTTTTAGTATCATCGGTTTTGTCAGTTAAAACAACGGTTGCTCCTTGAATTGGAGTTGTTCCATCGCTAGTGACTGTTGCTGATATGTTCACAGTGGTTGGTGTAACTGCTACTAAACTGACGGTGAATGCTGTGTGTGTACTGTCAACAGATAATGATTCTGTTTTTGAGGTGTAACCATCTTTTGAGATGGTTGCAGATACAGTACCTTCAGTAACGCCAGTAAAGCTTGCTACACCTGAATCATTAGTAGTTTTGGTGGTTCCACCAATCACAACACTTGCGCCTGCAATTGGATCTTCACCATCATCTACTGTGATTGTAATATCTCTGGTGGCTGGGTCTATGACTCCTTTACTGTACCGCATGCAATAGCATCACTAAATGCATAGTTAATATCTGCATAAATGGTGGAAGCAATATCCCAAGCGTTAGCTCTTAATACGAACTGAGCTTCAACTTCAATGTTGTCAGGGTCTGCTAACCATTGGATGTTTTCTTTGGTGGTTATAATGAAAGGTTTCTTAGTGAATGTGTTTTTAGGTACGCTGAATGCAGGTACGGTAATGAAAACAACATCTTCAATTACTAAGTCGCCGTTGCTGGTTACTTCGTAAATGTCACCGAACTTGTCATGGTTGTCAGCAAGGAATCTTCTTAATGTTCTGCTGATTAATGCAGGAACGAACATTACAACATTTCCTGGTTCTTTGTACTTGTCAGGGAATGCATCGATGATTGCTCTTACCTTTGCAAGAATGGATGTGGAACTTGAGGTTAAGTCAATTTCCAGGTTGTCGGTTGCAGCGGAATCATCATCAATCTTCTTGAGGATACCATCAATCACTTTGTAACCTGAAGCGATAGTTTCAGTGGAATCAGTGTCACCGTAGATTAAGATTCTTTCTAAAGCACGGCCGTTAGCTTCACCGAACTTTTGGGTTAAAGTGTTCATGAATCCTTTGCCTTCGATGTTTTCCTTTAATGCTGTTTTGTGGATACCTGTTAAGGCTCTTAATTCTTCAGCACTGAATGCTCTGTTTGCAAAGTTAGGGTCTTGCATTGTAGAGATTGTTTGAGGAGTTCCTGAAATCCTACCTGCATAGAGTTCTAACTCATAGGACATGGTGTCTAATTCCCTCTTATGATTGGTGGAGGTAATCATCTTTGTCCTGTCCAAGAAAACAGTTGCGTCAGACATAGCTTGAAGGAACTTGTCTGCTTTTTCTGCTTGGACAACACCGTTTCCGAGTTTTCCACTACCTGAACCAATATCAACGAACTTGGTTACGAACTTTTCTCCAGCAAGGACTTTCTCCTTGACTTCTTTTTCAACTAATTGCATTGACATAAAAATTACCTACTTTTTTGGTTTGAACGTAAAAATAATTTTTTTCTGTGATAGATCTACCAGGTCATACCGTTAGTTTTTCTGCCAGCTCTTTCGACAAGTGACTTGTCAGATTCACCAGAAGTAACTACAGTGTCTGGGTCTATGCTCTTTGATTTTACAACAACTTCTTCTTCATCAACAACCTCTTCTTCTTCAGTGGTTGTTTCATCTTCAGTTTCGGTTGCTTCTTCAGTTACAGTTTCAGCTTCACCTTCACTTTCACCTTCAGATTTGGTTACTGCTCCAGGTGCAGTTTCCTTTTCTTCAACCTTTGGTTTGGCAGCTTCTTCGAGTTTTGCAATTCTTGCTTCTAACTCTTTGATTCTTGCCTCAAGGTCAGATTTCTCTTCAGGTTGAGGCTTAGGTGGTTCTTCTTCATCAGCAGCTTTACCAACAGCTCTACCTAATAATCTTTCAAAAAAACTTTCTGAAACTTCAACTTTAGGCTCTTCAATAACTTGTGGTTTTTCTTCTACCATCATTTCACCATTTTCAATTTCAATCGATTTTTTAATGTATTCTTCATCATCAGAGTACACTTCAAACTTGCACAATGGATGTGACGGTTCATCTACAATTGAAATACTTGACGGTGTCCATTCATCAATGTCATCAAACTTCAAGTTTCCCATGGTTAATGTAACCCCCTGTCCATTTCTGCAACTGTTTTGACTGGGGCGCCAAGAATGCTGAATCCAGTATATTTACCATCGTTGATTGCTTGCTGTATATCTGCATTCAATACTTCAATACTGCCGAACAATGTGCCTTTTGGTAATTTACTGTTCCGCCATTCCATCGGAGCGTCGGTCACGTACAGTTCTAATAATTTACCAACATTCATTAGTGAATGCTGGACATCAATGAGTACTCCATTTCGTGAGATGATTAAGAATGCTTTTCTAATTGTTTCTTCATCCAATACATCACCAGCACTGTCAGGTATGTCTGGCACTAGAATTGGACCTTTAACAATCATAATTAATCACCCCATTTGGGATTAATAAACGTGAAAAAAAGGTTATTCGTATAAAATCAGAGGTTTTGAAGAGGAGAGATTACATGTTTTGGAAATAGAAAAACATATGATTGAAAAATCATGTCTTCATTATTATTAATGATTATCATGAAAGGAACTCAATAAAATTATTGCATCAAATTAAATTTAAACTGTTAGAATATGGTTTCCCTCCTCTTCAATATATAAGGTGGAAAAATAGAAATTTTACCTATATTTTGAATCTATTCCGTATACTTGAACCAACATTAGTGAGTTTAGTTTTGACATTACTTGCAGTATCTGCAACTTTGCTTCCAACATTTGATAATGCATCACGAATTGTTACTGTGATTTTTCGTGTATCTTGATTCAAGTAACTGCTAGGCGGTGCTTGGAAAACAGTCTGCCTTAAACCTTCAGGCTTACGGTTGGTATATCTTAACCAACATCTGCAATTGGCAACATTTTCTGCTCCACCGTTCAAGTCACCAGGATAATATAATTCTTTACGGCCACGTGGACCATTGATGATGAAAGGTTCATCAATAGGTACTGGTGAAATATACCTTGCAACATGCCATGCTCTAGGCCCGCTTCTACTGCTGCCGTTCATCCATACCTTATATCTGAAACCATCATCAACAGCACTGATGAAACTGACATTAGCTTCTTGACTGTGAACTGCATCTTTGATGATATTTTTGGTTCTTGCTTTACCGTGAGTTTTAGCATATTCTTTCACCGCTTGCCTTGCTTGAGCAGGGCTTGCACCATTCTCTAATGCCTGACCTTCGATGATGATTACTTTCTCAACAATTCTTCCAGCTTCAATTGATAATCGATTCTTCATGAATTTAGTGTATTGCTGTGTATGTTCATCAACAACTTTGTCAATGAATTTACTTTCTTTCCTGTGAATCCTGTTGCGCTCATTCACTAACAATTCATCCATCACATTTTCAACTTTGGCATCGAAATTATGATCTCTTTGAATTTGCTTGATGTCACTTCGGTTCGGGTAATCCCCCGCAAGTGTTCTTTCAACAATCTCATTTTGAATCTTATCTTGCAAGGTATGGATATTGGCTGTTGCTTTATTCCTATTGCGGTATATATATGTCAAGTGAATATCATCTTTGAGAACATATGCCTGCCGTAAATGCAACAAGTGATTCAAATACTGCAATTGTTGTTGTTTACTTCTCTTCATCTTCATCAGTATATGCTAATTCTTCATCGAAACCTTCGATTCTTACATTAGTATTTTCCTGTTCAAGCTGTTCTGTGAGTTCACGCACTTTCGCTTCAAGGAAATTCGGGTCCTCACCATACAACACAGTAGATAATGCCTGATTATTCATGAACCTTATATTATAATACTCATTATCTTCATCCATATGCAATTCAAACTGTTCACCGAACCTGTTGACAAATTCCCCAAGAGTCATTGCACCATTTTGTAACAATTTGATTCCACGTTCAAGCAGATCATCATCTTCATCAAAGTTGGCCGGCAGGTATTCAACCTTATGGTCTGATGTTAAAAATTCATATTTGATGATTGTGTTGTTAATGTAATTGGCAGCTCTTTTCTGTAATGTTCCAACTGTTGACTTTGAATAATTTTTGAGTAACATCTGTGTACGATTTGAAGCAATTCCTGTTGATTTGCCTTCACCCATTCTTTCTCTTGGTACACGGTGAATTCTATAGATACGGTCGGCAACACTTTCAGCCAATTCAAGGAAGCTTCCCTCTTTCTTCTCTTCACCTATCTTATGAACATTAATGTTGACACCATTCTCTTCACTTGGAATTACTAAGCATAATGCTGTTCCAGGTTCATTTGTGATATCCTTGAATTCATTCTCCAAATCTTCTTCGAAATCATCCATTGTGTAATCTTCTTTCTCTTCAATGCTTCCTGTAACTGTGATGATGTAGTTAGGTACACCGTGAGATTTGAAGTGACCTTGCTGATATTCAACAATCGCATTATCTGTCAGGATTGCATCTGTTTCGGAGAGGTATTTTGGTTTGCCGTATACTTTTGACTCTTCGGATTTGGTGTTGAACCACATTACCTCTGTGGCAATGTCATCAGGGTCATCAAAGTCAGATTGCCATTCACCAGTTCTCCAGTTCAGATTCCGTGGTTCTTTAGGGTCATAAAGTTTGAAGAAAACTGTTTTTGCACCTATCTTTTGAACAACACGTTTCTTATCACGGCACATCCTCAAGTATAAACTGGATATATGGTTGATTCCCTTGAAATCAATTCCATCACGCAATACCTCAAGACCTGCAAAAGCATATGTTTCTAAATCTTCAAGGAAAGCTTCCATTTCTTCATCTGTCAGGAAGTTATCAAGGAATTGTTCCAAACTTTCAGGAATTTCAGTTCCCTCTTTGGAGATGATCTTCTTTCCAGAGTAGATTGCATCTTCACATTTGGTAGTGATACATATGTCATGCAATCCTGAAATCTCACGTAACAATTGAAGTTTGAATGGACTGTAAGGTGGTTCAATTACGTCAGTTCCGTAATCCAAATCTTCTTTTGTTATCTCTTTACTTTTGATTTCATATTCATTCAATATGCTTTTGATTACACTATCTTTCAAGTGTTGGCTTGTTACAATTTTAACCATTATATCTGCTTCTCCTTTTTCTCAATGTAGTTTTGCGTACTTGTGGATATAATCCCTCATGTAAGAGGGTTGCACTATCCACTCTGTCATCGTGAGTTGTTTCATCATCAGTAGCAATCTTATCTGACGGGAATTTGACTGCTTGCTTCTTGAACATCTTCAACCATTTACCCCTGACAAACAATATCTTGCCTTTGTTCATTCCTCTTACCATTCTTGATGCTCTGATGATTTTTGATTTAGGAACTGGAATGAATGTTGGACTATACTCTTCAAATTCCTTTTTCCAATAGTTTTTGACAACCTTTCCTGCAGCTGCAGGTTGCTGTTCAATCCAGTTATCATATTCATAATAGCGGTCCATAACAGACATCATCTTTTGCTCAAGTTTACCTGGTTTCTTTTGGGTGCTGTCCTGGTCATGAATTGCACCAACCTTGCCTTTGAATACTGTGCTTAAACTCCATGCTGTAAAGTCTGCAGTTGGTTTTTCTGTTGCTGCTACATCCCATGTGATGACTTGTTGCAGGACATCTAATTCAGTTAACATTTCCTGGTATTCATTCTTGCTGATGGTGTTGGCTTCGATTAAATCATAATCAAACACATCTCCAGCTTTGACTTCATAATCCCAGTTACCCATCTGAAACTGATAATCTGCCTTACTTAATTCTTGCAAGGTTTCGTGATAATCTTCCTTGTCGATATAGGGATTATCCCAGAAATTCATTTCAAAAAAAGGGTATGGACCATTTACGAAACGTTCCTTCAAGTATTGTGAACCATCTGCATCTGCTGGGTTGGATATATAGTAGAGTGAGAGAGGAAAATGCATTAAACCTTTTGTTCCTCTCAAACTCCTATTCAAAAATTGGAGGTTTACTTTGGCAAATTCAGATGCTTCATCTACAATTATTTTGTGATACGCTCTTGATTTGAACTTTTCTTTGTCCTTTTCAAGGAGCATATAACTGTAATATATTTTTGCATTCGTGTCATGATTTATGAATGCTCTTTTAGATTGGTTATGTTCTACTTCAGGAAACTCATTCAACCATTCATCCAAGTAATCGACAATTCCTCCTGTAGCAATGACGTTGTCATAGGTTGACCTTAACACCAGGCATCTGTAATTTGGAACTTGGAAATGCTGCAATGCCAACACCGCACCTAATATTGACTTACCACTGTAAGCAGAACCACCAATCAATTTCCTTTTGCTGGTATCTGCTATGGCATACAATTGCTTGCGGTAT